GACTTCGACGGGTGCTTCGTTCATTTGAAGTTTTTTCATGTCAACTGCTGTGAATGCAGAAAACATGCCTGCGGGATTGGCGGCTGGCTCAGAAACGATTGAGCAGTCATAGATCTCAGTCACTCGGGCAAAACGTTCCGACCCCATGACTTCAGGCACGCCGCTAAAGGTAAGGGATATGCCAAAACCTTCGGGCAGAACTTGGGCCAGCTGCTCGACAAACTGCGCCTCGTTAGTGTTGAAAAGGTTCAGGTCGCCCAGCAGGCGGTCGCCTTTGATTGAAAAATTATCGATGTATCCAAGGATGCCGGTGACGGGTGCGCCGTGGCCCATGGTCACTTTGATCCGCTTCATGCTTTGCGCCACTTTGAGCGCTTGTTCGAGGGAGGTTTGGTCGATCTTGAGGTTGTGGCCCCTAGCCTCTCCAACCGTTAAAATAGAAACGCTGTTTAGTTTGTTGGCCATATAGGCCATAACGAACGTCAACTTTAGAGCAGATCGCCGTCAGCTTCGCGGTAGCTTTTCTTTACCTCGCCACCGCCTGCCATCTTTAAGAATTTGTTTACCCTGGCAATCGCCCAGGCCGTTCTGCTGTTGGGCCTTCCGCCGCTGATGGTTGGCCTGAAGCTGGTTGAGAAAGCGCCTGCACCCCTGCGAAAAACTTTTTTAAGTGCCCCTAGGCTGGGAGCCTTGCGGTTGGGATGGCGCTTTTTAAAGTCGGCTATTTTGTTTTTTAAAGTTTCTTCAACGGCTTCGCTGATCTCTATATCGCCTGCCTTTGACCTAGTGGAAGCTGTGCCGGCTGGGTTCGTCTCGCTACCCTTCTTGCGTTCACTTGCTGGCGCGGGTGTTTGGCTGGCTGACTTCGGCCCCGGTCGGGCCGCCATCTCGCGGGCGATCCGGCGCATCTGTACCGCTGCCCAGCTCTGGGCAGGATCGCCACCCCATAACGCCCAAGCTATCCGGCCCGCCGATGGGAATCCCGGTTCGCCCGGGTTAAACCCTTCGCCTTTTTTATCCACTTCATGCCTCGCTAGGTATGAGCTGATGCGGGCGATTGTCTCGTCTGGAAAGTCTACGTTGTTGATTATATCGCGTGCCCTAGCCACGCCCACCTCAGTCCCTCCGCGCTTGTATTCCCTACGCCACTCTAGCCCCTTCTTGGCTTCGGCAATCATGCCAGCCGTGGGTTTAGCTAATTCTATTTTTTCTTTTTTTTTAAGCCCGATTGCGCTTGCGATCATGTCTAGTTCTTTGTCGCTGAGCTTGTAGTCGGGATCGTCCCGCATGGTGAAAGATTCTGTCTGTGGCTTGGCGGATAGTTTCATCTGCCTAGCACAAACGGCTGCCCTTTGATCGTTTTCTGGAAACTCGGATACCATTGTTGGATTACCCATGCAGCGATCCATAAACTTATCATCAGTCTCGCCTGCGTTTTGCGTTGGCAAATCTAACTCAACCCTTGCGCTTAGTTCCGCATCTGGCCCGGCGTTCGGATTTTTCTCTGGATTAACTGGCGTGGGTTCATCGATTGCGGGTGCTTCTTTGACTACTTCCACCGGTGCGGCCACGTCGGTCTGTGGTGCGACTGTTCCAATCGACGCGACAAACTCACGCTCTTTTGCGATCTGCCTGACTTGTTCTTCCCAATCTTGGCCAAGTTCGCCAAAGTAATCCTGCAAGCTGGATAGGCCTGCTTTGTAGTCCTCTCGGGCCTGCATAGCCTCGCGCCCCGCGTCCACGGTTAGCGACTTCGGAGTCTGCCACGTAACCTTTGCGTAATCCTCGACGGCCGGTAGGTCGCCGTTGGCAATCGCTCCGCCAATAAAGTAGCGCCATGCACGATTACAAAATCTATCGATGAGCAGGCGTTGCCGTTGCTCAAATCTGCGCTGAGCCTTTGCTACAATAAACCGCATCCCAGCCCCGCCGACGCTGGCTGGGTCGTAAACGAATTCAACAGGCAAGCCTAGGCCCATGGCCACGTCACGAATCAGGAACTTGGCGAAAGGCTCAAAGCCTGCGTGGGGCCGATTAGGCCCAATCATCTCAATCTTTTCGCCAGGTGAAAGGCGTGGGATAGTTGCCGAGCTGGTGATCTCCTCGCGGGCGATCGTGGGTTCGCCAGTATCTTGTGCCTGCACGGTTCCAAAGAATCCGCCCTGCCCGGCCAGCTCGTCGCCTTGGTCGGTAGTGATGACGGCCGCAATCGATCCCTGCAATTTTAAAGCGTCCTTTTCAAACTCGCCTAGCATTTTCAAATCACGGACGTGGTTCAATGCCCGAGCGAGTGAAGATCCGCCACGAATCTGATCAGGCCGTTCTAGTTCCATCAAATGAATGACGGTATCTGCGCCCAACTTGCGATACAGTTCGCCCGTCTGAACTAAGTATCCAGTAGGCTCGCCAAGCTTGCCGAGAAACACGCCGTCAGAAGTTCCGTAGTCATCGCCTTCGCAAACGCGGTGACCTTCCACAATCTGTAGCTTTCCCTTTTCCGTCATGATGACGAATACGTCACCGTCCACGTCGATCGATCGAGATAGGGCCAGCAGCATGTCTGTCCAAGTCATCCGGCCGGTAACTTCGGGCGATGGCACTACCACGTCCCGCCAGTATTCCTCACAGAGTCTGCCAAAGTCCTGATCTGCTCCGCGATACTGCGGCCGGAGTCCTGGCCCGATCGAATAGGTGGCGATGGAATCCACCGCCCCTTTGATCAGCCCGACGTTGCGGTACATGTGCCGGGCGAGCTTTAGCAGCTCAACCCGTGTCGCTTCGTTTAGATCTAGTCGTGAATCGCGGGCATGTGCTCCATAGATGACCGGACGCTTACGAGAAAAGCCTGCACCCTCGTAGGGTTGGAATGTGCTGATGCCTGCACCGAATCCAGCTCCGAACGCTTTAATCCCTGCCCCCATCCGAGCCACGAGTGAAAGTTTCTGTGCCATAATCAGCTATCCAGAATGTAAGAAAATGAGGCGCTGGTGCGTGTGACCTGTACGCCGTTTAGGTAATCGATTGCGGCCTGAAATAACTCAACCCGTTCGGTTGGTTTAAGATCGATCTGGAAGCTGGCCGATTGCCCGCCTGCTGAAGATCCAACCAGAGCACGGCCTGAAGCTGCGCCCGTCATTGCCGCGTTGCGGTCAGTGGCAAGGTTGGTCAGGGCGCTTGCGGTAACCCCAGAGGCTTGTGCCAGGTAGTTCGTCGCAACTGCCCGCGTAAGTCTGCGGGAAATAGCCATCACGTCGCCACGGGTGTCAACGATTCCTCGTCTAGTGAAGCGGTTGGCCTAATGACTTTTCCGTACACAGCAAAGCCAGCCAGATAAGTTTCGCAGTCGTACAAGTGGTCTTGCCTGCTTTTGATCCGTATCCATTCGTAATGATCGCGACCTGTTTTGCGGTTTATTCGATGCACCTTTTTGTGGCTGCTCATGTGCTCGCGATAGTCCGGGCTTACGTCGTGTGCAATTTCCCAGCGTGGCCCCTGCCCTCGCCGCAACCATGCCAGCAGATCCTGACAGGCTGGCGAGCTGAGCAACAGAAGCATGCAGCCCGCGTCGGTGGGTTGCTCGGCCGAATGTACTGACTTCATCCGACCGCGTGGCGTTTCGATCCAGTAGGCAGGACGCTCTTCGCCCTTTAATGCAGTCCACTTATAGCGGGCACAGATTCGGTAGGAGTCTTGAGTCTCGTATCCGCTATCCATCGCCGTGTGCTTGGGTTGAACGCCTAGCGTGTGCAAGTGTTGGGCGACGTCCTCAATCGTTCGTGCCCGGCCTTCATCAATGAGCCTGCTCGTTCCATCCCTGGCGAACGCTCTTACCACAAACCAGTACTCGTCGATCTGTCTGTCTATGGCCGCCAGTTTGATATGTTCTGTTTCCCAATCCTGCTTTTTCGCAAATGCGCCGGCGGGAATGTCGATTGTTTTATCGTCATCAAACTGATCCTCCCACGGCATCGCACTCCATCCGTTCACGAATCCTTGCAACCCGTGAAGATAATGCTTTTGAGTGAGGAACTGTTTGGCGCAGTCGGCAAAAGTGACGGTCGGCGAGTACCAGCTAGGTAGTCGCATGCTTCGCCTACCACGTTCTGCGTTTGGATTTGCTGCCACCCACTTGCCTTGCTCAACGGCTGATCGCCTGTGGCCCTCAGTCCACGGCTCGTTGCATTTAGTGCAATGGTATGCGGCCGTCTCCCCTACTTTCTGTAAATCCCATTTGCCGTCAGGATTCCGTGCGCTATCTGCCCAACGCACTTGCCCAAACTCCATCGCTTGCATTTCACCGCAAGCATGGCAAGGGACGTGGAAAGTTTCCTGCGTTCCTGCCTGATAGTTCTGCCATATATCGCCCGTGCTTAACGTCGGCGTGCTAGTCAGCACGTGCTTGCGGTTGGGGAAAGCCTTTGTGCGTTCTAGCGCCAGATTGTAGGCGGCCGCTTCCCGTTCGGTCGGTGGGGCGAACTTGTCCAGCTCGTCCAGTACCGCAATGCAGATCGGACGCGAGCTTATGTTGGCCGGGCTATTCGATCCCACCAGGCTCAGAGTCATGCTGGTGAACTGCATCTCTAATATTTTAAAATCGTCGCTGTCGTATGGGAACAACGCCCGCACCGGCTTGCACTTCTCAAAGATCGGAGTCAGTCGCGTTTCGCTGTAGCTCCTAGCCAGATCCGCGTTCGGCATTACGAGCAGTGCCGGCGCTGGATCGTTTGCGATTCTGTACGCCAGCCAGATCGCGAGAGTCAGCGTCTTGCCTGTCTGCGATCCCCAGCAAAGGCTAACGGTATGGACGCCGGGATCGGCCAGTGCTTCCAGTACGCCCGACACGTAAGGTGTGTACTTGGTTGAGTAAAGACCTGGGCGAGCGGTTATCCTGCTATCTAGCTGGATGTTCTTTTCTGCCCACTCGATAACGGACGGCGGTGGCTCAAAGTTCCAGCGATCGCGTTCGCGTTTGAGTAGCTGTTCGGCTGCCTTCACAGCGCGGCCTGCACTTGTCGCATCACTTGCCCAACCTCGTTCTCCACCTCTTTCTGGATCTCAGCGGCTGGCCGGTGAGCGCAGATCGGGGCTAGGCGTTTGGGCATCCCAAGCAGTAGCGGGATTAGGGCCTTAGTCCGGCGTGCCAGTATCTTGTCTGCCTCGTCGATCGGCACCATTTTGCCCTCCGCCTCGTTGATGTCGGGCCGGTCGCCCTTCATTTTTCGCAGTGCCTCCACGACGCGAGTGTAATCGCCTATCAGTGACGACCGCTCCGGCCCGCTCGCTTCCTTGGCTGCCTCGCCCAGGGTAGCGGCCAGCGATTCAAGTCGATCGATCTCGCCGTCTAATCCTATCCCGGCGATCGGCTTCATCGGCTTTGCAGCCGCAACCGCCTGCCCTTTCTCAAGCTGGCGCCGAGCTTGCCGCAAACCGACGCCGGTGGCAGCGGCTTGAGCTAGGATTGCGGTGTTTGGTCGGCGTCCCATAACGTCATTCAATGTTTTTGCACAAAACTCGAATAATTACCGAATGTCTTTGCCATCGCGGGATTTTTTTAAAAAATCAAAAGATTCCTTAAGCACTTACGCAAGCTGGCCTATTTAGGCCGCCCCCCTTAGG